ATAACAAAACATTATGGTGAAAAAACAAAATTAGATAATAAAGGTAATGATTATAATAAAGTACAAACCACTGGTATAGTTAAAACAAATGTAAACGAATCATTGCAATTAGATGGGTTTGGAAAATATTTTAAAACAGAAAGGGGAATACACAGATTAAAATTATACGAAGGTGATAGTTTGGTTGAAACACGGTTTGGACAATCTATAAGATTCTCTGGATACAATAATCCTAAAAATGTATTCTCACCAACTGTAATAATTAGAAATGGCGAAAGTCAGATAACAAGAAAAAAACCAATAACAGAATCTATATTAGAAGATATAAATAAAGATGGCAGTATCATTGCTATGACATCTGACCAATATGAGTTATCGTTTTTACCTGGTACTGTTAGTGAAACTGGTACAACTGATTTTCAAACAGCTCCAACATCATTTCAACAATATCCATCTAAATTAATTGGTGACCAAATTCTAATCAATTCTGGAAGATTGATATTTTCTGCAAAAAGTGCGGAAATGATATTTTATTCTAAAAAGAATTATGGGTTTATATCAGATGGTGCCATGTCAATTGATAATGCATTGGGGATTGATGTTAGTGTGGGTGGTGATATAAATGTATTAACTAACGATAGGAGTGTTCATTTATATACAGGAAATGGTTCTATTATATTGGGTAGTCAGGGATTAGAACCATTGGTAAAAGGACAAACTTTAGTAGATATATTGGGTGAGTTAATAGATACAATTGTAGCACAACAATATCTAACTCCATCCGGCCCAACTAAAATAGGTCCTGAAAATGTACCAAAATTTGCATCTATAAAGTCAAAACTTAATTCAATGTTAAGTAAATTAAATCAAACTGCTTAAATATATGGCAACGATAATTCAACCACCATTACCAAAATTTGATACTACATCACTAAATGCGGATTTGGCTAATAAAATAAAAGCGCCTGAATTGCAAGAAATACCTGATGGTAGTGGTAATTTACGTTCTATGATAAAAGACCAATCTATGCAATTGGGTACTAATATAGAAGGTACTTTAGACCAATTTGGAGAAAACATAGAAGCCGAAGCAGAGAGAAAAGCTGCAGAATTAGAAGCTGCTGCAAAACAAATAGAAGCGGCAGCATTAGCAGCTGCTAAAATGATTGAAGAAGAATTAAAAAGAAAAAAAGAAGAAGCAAAGAAAGCAATTGAAGATGCAAAAAAAGAAGCAAAGGAGGCATTTCAAAAAGCACTAACCGCAAAAGAACAGGCGGAAGATATGATAGCAAAATTACGTGGATTTAAAATACCCAGATTAAAAAAATTAAAACCCATACCAACAAAAGATTTACCAGCACCTCCTCAATATGCTAAATATATGGATGCTGATGCAAAACGGGAATACGCCGAAAATGCTAAAAGTTCGGCAACAAAAGGAGAACCACCAATAGTATAAATTATGTCTTGGGAAATATTTAAACAAAATATTGTAAGAATTTCAAATAGACCAGGTAGTATACCTGATATAGATACTGTGGCTAGGGCTTATGCAGTTGAATACGATGCTGCAATTAAAAGAGGATTTGATACTTTAAATAATATAGCAATTCAGCAAGGTGATGTTGCAACAATGGAAAGATTGTTTAAAATTGCTTTACAAAAAGGATTATCATCAACAGGTCCATATGATTTAGTTGGTGAAATGGGAAAGGGTGTAATTGCGTATTGGAGTGCACCAGGTGGGCCTGCTAGTATAGCTGATAATGCGGATGGTATTGATGCGGTGGAGGCTGAAGCAATTCAAACCGATATTAATAGAGAATACCCAAAAACTCAATTAGAGTATGAAAGACAGTTTCCATCAAAAGAAGCCGCAATGGCAAATAATAGTAATGTTTCACCAAAAGAAGCATTAGATTCTGTAAACGATTTTAATAATGAAAAATCCCAAAGTAATGCTGATACTAAATTAGTTGGAAGGGGTGATACTGCATTATTTAATAAATGTGGAAATGGAATATGGCCTGCATTGGGAACTGCTCCAAATTTTGAAATAAGAAGTATAGAAAATGCTGACTCAGATTGTCCTAGAAAATGGTACAAAACAAATCAAGAATATCTAACAAAAAATTGTACTCAAATAATGTTTCCAACTGCCAAAGGTAGTTCTAAAATATTAGTTCATAAAAATTTGGCAGCAATTATAAAACCCGCATTAGAAGAAATAAAAGCAAAAGGATTGCAAAGATATATTGAAAATTGCGGAGGTGGGTTGGCTATTAGAAATGTAACTTGTGGTACTAGATTATCAAATCATAGTTGGGGAACTGCGATTGATATGAATACGGGAATATACCCATATGGTGTAAAATTTAAATCAGATGGAATTTATAGTGGTAAGAAAAAACTTAGAGAACTTAATGAATTTGATAAAGGATTCCAACAAGTAGCAGCAATATTTAAATCAAAAGGAATGACATGGTTAAGTAATAATGACCCAATGCACGTTTCTATATATGAATAATTATTAAGATATGGGAGCTATAATGAGAAACTTTCCAATACCACTTATACCAGCACCAGGCTCAACTGCCAATGTTGCTGTAATAAATAATGTGGTTTTAAGTCCGGGAGTTTGGGGACCACCACAACCATCGGTAGGAGCAAGACAGGGAGATACTTTATCCGAAGAGGAAAAAGCTGGTGCACAAGAAGATTTGGATGTTGCAAAAAAAGATTTGCAAGAATTTCAAAATGACCCAACACCCGAAGGACAGGCTAAAGCACAAACTGCAAGAGAACAAATAGCATATCAATCGGAAAGATTGGGAAGTGGTGAGAATGCATCTTCATCGGATGTATCAAATGAACCAAAGCAAGAGATTATAGCAGATTTGCCACCTGATATGGAAATAGGATTAAAAATAGTTCAATATGCTTTAAGAGATTTAGGAGTAACTGAAAATCCACTACCACCGGGAAAACCTGAAAATTCCGGTCCAAGAGTTTTACAAATGTTAAAAGGTGTTGGATTTAATACACCCGCATATTGGTGTGCTGCTGCGGTATCTGCTTGGTATAAGAGTGCTGGTGCAAAATCACCCAATAGTGCATCATGTGATGTTTGGATGAGTTGGGCAAAACGAAATGGATTGTTTAGTAGCAAACCTGCAATTGGAGCAGCTATTTTATATGGTAGTTCGGCAGATGCACATCACATAGGAATTGTTGAGGCAATAAGTGGGGATAGAGTAACTACAATAGAAGGTAATACTTCTGGTGGTGGTTTTAGTAGAAACGGAGTAGGTGTATTCCGTAAATCAGCAAGAATTGCAAAAGCAGTTGGATTTGTATTACCAATAAAAAAATAATAAAATGTCAGCAGTTAGACCTACGGATAATACTGGAGTAATAGTTGATGAGTTCATTCGTTATGCAACTCAACATTTAACTACTGTAACCGGCGTTATATCAACAACATCTTTATATCCACCTTTGGGTACACCCGGACCGGGTATTATAAATTGGACAGGTTATACAGTTCCCCCAGCAGCACCATCAATACCTATTGGTCAAGTTGATACATCTGCAATAGAAATGACACCTGAACAAGAAGCAATAGCTGAAAGAGCATCACAAAGGGGAGCTGATTTAAATTCTGCAACCGCAGCTGCACTATCTGGTGTGGAATATACAGGCGGTTCTTCTGGTGGAGGTGGTGGAGGTGGTAGTGATTCTGGCGGTGTAGTATCTTTATCCGCAGATAAATTGCCGGTTGATGGTGTTGAAAAAATACCTAATTACAAAACAAGTGTAAAAGTTCCACCCGAAATAGTTGTTGCTATGAGAAAATATGGAGTGGGTAGAAGTCCTTTGGAAAGAGCACACTTTTTAGCACAATGTGCTCACGAAAGTGGAGGATTTATTTATAGAGAAGAATTGGCAAGTGGAGCTGCATATGAAGGTAGACGTGATTTGGGTAATACACAACCTGGCGATGGTGTACGATATAAAGGTAGGGGATATATTCAATTAACGGGTAGAGCAAACTATACAAAATTTGGACCTGTTGCTGGTGGTGATTTTGTAGGAAATCCAAGAGTAGTTGCACAGCAATATTATGCTGATACCGCTTGTTTATTTTGGAAATCAAATAGTTTAGGTCCAAAATGTGTTAATTCATCGATTGATACTATTAAAGTTGTAACTAAAAGAATCAATGGTGGTTATAATGGATTGAACGATAGAGTAAGTAGATTTGCAGTTTATTGGAGAGAATTACAAAGAGACCCGACACTTTGGGCATAAATCCCAAAAATAAACAAATCAAATATTTATATTAACAACAACGAAAGATAATCAAATGAATACGGATAAATTATTAAAAGCTATTCAAATTCTTATCAAAGAGGAGTTAAAACAACAACTCCCTGCTTTGATTAAAGAAGGAGTGAAAGCGGAAATGAAAAAGGTTTTAGCGGAAGGAAATACTAAACCACAACCTAAAAAAGAAAGTGAAGGATTTTCAATGGCTAAAGCAATATTGGGGAATGATACTATTAAGGAATCGGTTGAAACTAAAGTAGTAGAAACTAAACAATTTAGTAAAAACCCAATTATTAATCAAATTTTAAATGAAACAAGAGGTGGTATCCCACAAGGTGATGGTGGTTTTAGAACAATGAATTTTGGACAAGGTGATATGGGGTCTGTTGTAGGTAGAACTGCAGTAGCTGATAAAATGGGATATGGTGATTTAGCTAGAGGACCTCAACCAAGTGGATTAGGTGTTCAAACTGGGGTGCCTGAATTGGATAAAGCATTGAACAGAGATTATTCAGAATTAGTAAAACGATTTAATAAAAAATAATGGCAGTATTATTAGGTCAAAGGATGGTTAAAGATACAATTGCATATAACGATTATGCTATTGGTATTACATTGCCATTACAAATAGGAAATAATGCATTTAATCAATCATTTAAAACAATTGACCAAGTAAAAACAAATATTAAAAACCTTTTATTAACAAAAAGAAAAGAAAGAGTAATGCAACCGGAATTGGGTAGTGGCTTACAAGAATTACTTTTTGATTTTAATGATGACTTTTTAGCTGATGAAATAGAAGAAGTTATTACAAACAGTATGGAAAAGTGGTTGCCATACGTTACTATTGAAGAAATTGATGTTAGACAGACTGATGAATTTAAGGATACCAATCGTGTTGAAATTTCATTAACATTTAGTATAACAAATAATGTAGGTATGGAGACAGTAACCTTTACAGTATAAAAAAATGGCATTAACTACAATAAATAAGAATTTTAAAAACAAAGGAAAAGATATAAAATATCTAAATAAAGACTTTGCTGCATTTAGAGAAAACTTAATTGAATTTTCTAAAACATATTTTCCAAAAACATATTCTGATTTTAATGAAACATCACCTGGTATGATGTTTATTGAATTAGCATCGTATGTTGGTGATTCATTATCTTATTATGTAGATGATACTTTAAAAGAATCATTAATGCCATACGCTGAAGATATTCAAAGTGTAATTGCATTATCTCAATTTTTGGGATATAAACCAAAAGTAACATCTCCAGCAATAACAAATGTATCGGTATATCAATTAATTCCATCAATTGGAAGTGGTGTTAATAACAAACCAGATGAAACATATTTTCTTAGAATAAAAGAAGGTATGCGATTACAATCTACTGAAAATGATATTTTATTTAGAACAACAGACGTAGTTGATTTTAATGATGAAAACAATAGAGAGATTACAATTTACGAAAGAGATGTAAATACTGGAGAACCTACTTTTTATTTGGTTAAAAAATATGTACAAGCAATATCAGCTATCACATCGGAAAGAACATTTACGTTTGGAGCATATCAACCATTTCAATCAATAACATTAGATGAAACGAACATTATTCAAATATATGATGTTAGGGATTCGAATGGAAACAAATATTATGAAGTTCCATATTTGGGACAAGAAATGGTGTATATTGAACAACCAACAACAGAATCAAATGATGCTGAATTATATCAATTTAAAACAACAGTTCCATATATTCTTAAAACTATAAAAACACCAAGAAGATTTGTAGCAAAAGTAAATCAAAATAGTACAACTACATTACAATTTGGAGCAGGTGACCCATCCGCATCGGATGAACAATTAATACCAAATCTTAAAAATGTAGGACTTGGTTTACCAAACTCAATTAGTAGATTGGAAGAATCATTTGACCCAACTAATTTTTTAAAAACAAAAACGTATGGAACATCTCCATCAAACACAAGTATTATTGTTAAATATTTTGTAGGTGGTGGTATTAGTTCAAATATAGTTAAAGGTGATTTGACTAGAATAGTTGGAATAGAATATGAAGATGATATTGATTCATTTACAAATGCACAAATAGCAACATATAATAGTATTAAAAATTCAGTAGCAGTTGATAACGAAATACCCGCAACAGGTGGTAGAGATGGTGAAACTATTGAAGAGATTAGACAAAACGCATTGGCAAACTTTGGTGCACAAAATAGAGCAGTAACTGCAAAAGATTATCAAGTTAGAGCATTATCATTACCATCAAAATATGGTGGTGTTGCTAAAGCATTTGCAACTGCAGATGGTACATTGGATAATAATTCACCTGCTTCTATATTAGCATCACCAAATCATTTACAAGAGTTTACGGATTTGGTTATGAGTTTTGTTAATAAGCCTGATTCAGAAGAACCAACTATACAATCCGTTAAGCAAGATATTACAACATATTTAATTGGTAAAGATTCCAACTTAAAGGAAAAAAATAATCCGTTTGCAATTAACCTCTATTTGTTGGGATATGATTTAAACGGAAATCTTACAAATCTTAATAAAGCAGTAAAAGAAAATCTTAAAACTTATATGAACGAATACCGAATGTTGACAGATGGTGTTAATATAAGTGATGGGTATATTATAAATATTGGTGTTGAGTTTGATATTATCATATATAACAACTACAACAAAAGTGAAGTACTTACTAAATGTATTACTGAATTGAAAGATTATTTTAATATAGATAATTGGACATTCAATCAAACAATTAATTTAAGCGAAGTAGAATTACTAATAGCAAACGTTGAAGGTGTATCATCAGTACCAATGATGAAAATAACAAATAAATGTGGTGGAAATTATTCACCAAATTCATATAACGTAGATGCTGCAACTAAAGATAAAATTGTATATCCATCGTTAGACCCATCTATTTTTGAAATTAAGTTTCCGGATTCAGACATTAAAGGACGAGTAAGATAATGATATATTTTTT